TGTAATCGCAGCAACAGGCAAGTTCAGTGCCGATAGTGTTGATGGAACTACTAAGGTAATTACACCTGGTGGATATTCAGGTGCAGTAAAGGCGGTAGAGCAAGAAGGTTCTATAGTATGGTTAGGTGCACAGTCTAGCAATTCATTTGCATGTGTTGTTGACGGCGGAAATTTTGATGATGGTCCTGGTGCAACTACCGGAGGTCAGTATGGTGCTCTTATTGATGCATTAGTAAGTGAGTGCGGCGGATCAGCTGGTAACTATACTGTTACTGGTTATACTACACTAAACGGTGATGGTACTTGGTCTTAATATAAGCATTATATAAAAATATTAGAAAGGGCGCTGCGCCCTTTCTTTTTGGGTAATTTTGTAGATAA